CCAATCCATCCTATAAATGGTCGCCAGCCAGCAACAAATATGCTGCGATGGCTGGCTTCCTTTGCATTAACATCTAATTGTTTTTCTGCAAGCTTTTGTTGAATGCGTTGCATTAAAATCTTTTTGTCTAATTTCTCTTCTTCTGAGGTATGAATTGAATCGATTACGGAAGCTACTTGTTTTAAAGCGCCATCTTTACCGCCTAGTAAACCTGATAGCAATCCGAGTGCCATTAAATAGCTCCGATAATAATGATTACGATTATTGCAACAATAGCCGCCTTAATCCAATCCTTCATCTTCCAGTCGGACCACTCTTTAATGTGGGCCCATAGATCTTTTAATAGGTTCATAAAACCTCCTTTGTTAAAACGGGATTATACTATTTTAAGCCTTTGAAAGCTACTTTTTTAATTTGAACCTTACTTCTTTGACCTTTTGGTCCAGATCCTAAGTTTTGTGTAACTTTTGGACCTTCCATTGACGCACTATATACGTCTGCAATAGATGTTTTGTTAACATGAGGTCCTTTGTAAGGATTCATGTCAGTAGAAACAGTCATTTTTGCATTTGGATACAAAGAACCATTGATAAATTTAGGTTTTGGGTTGTTTAGTGCCATATTATCCTCTCTTTTTTGCCTTTTTTTTGCCTTTTTTCTTCTTAATGACCCCTTTAGCCATTAAAATATCTTTTCTAGTAACTTTTCCGTCACCACTTAGGTCAGGAAACTTCTTTTTTTTCTTTACAGAGCCACCTTTAGCAAGTTTTTTGCCAAATATTTTAAAAATGGTATCCATATTAATATCTTTAATAGTGCTTATTTTAGATAATGATGAGTCTCCGCCACTTAATTGCTGTCTTCTCTTTACAAAATTGCTTGCTACTTCTTGTTTTTCTTTATTGGCAAGATTTTTTTTGTTAAAGTTACCCATTACTTACCTCGTTTAGCCATTCCGTAACCACGTTTCGCGGCTCTTCCTGCTTTTTTAGATTTCTTAGCACTTTTTTTTCTAACCATGCCACCTTTTGCAACCCTAATTGTTTTAGCACCTCCTGCTACGTCAAGCATATTAGGTTTTTCACCTTTAGGAACTTTTCTTTCAATTAATTTTTGTGTAGGCATAAGTTCAGGGCTTTTCTCCTTAGCCATTCTATTTCTAGGTGATGGGATACGTTGTCTAGGTACTCCACCTATTTCAGGTGTTAACATTTTAAGTAAAGACTCAGGAAGAGGTTCTTGTTTTGTAGTAGATCCTCCTGCTTCTCCAGGATTACCTTTGTTCATTAACGCAATCTTTGCTTTTTTTAGGTCATCGACTGTTAATCGCTTGTTGCCCGCCATTTCTTTTGCTTTATCGAATATTTGTTTATTTGTTGCCATATCAGTGTATCGTTGGTTTAATTAAAGTTACAAAATCAACTGTATTGTGGTTCATTAAGTTATCTGCTTCCACAGGAACTAAATGTTCATACATTATCATTTGAGCTACGCCTATCATAGCACCTGCTAAAAGTATACTATCCTCAGCAGATTTGGAAGAAGTATTTTGAAAATCCATAAGCATTGAAAAGAACTCAGCGAGCCTTGTTTCTGCGTTTGTTTTTTGATCAACCATCCTTAACCTTCTTTGCTTTAGATAGATTAACATTTGCACGTAATTGTGCAATATCTTCTTGAGAATCCATTCTATCTTGGGCTATTTTACCTTGAGATGCAATTCGCTCACGTTCTACAGCTAGACGTAGATCTGTTTCTTCGTCTTTTCGTTGTAAGTCCATAGCTTTTAATTGTAGTTCTTGTTCTTTAAGTCGGATTAACGGATCACCATCTTCTTGGTCAAACATCTCTTGTTCTTCTGTAATCATCTGCGTAGTCATTTCGTTAATTTTCTCTGCAATAGCTGACTCTATTTGTAATTGCATCTGTTGTATTTGTTGTTGTATCATTTGTTGTTCTTCATCTGACTGAACCATTTGTATTGCTTGTTGTAATTGTTGCATTGGTTCTGCAAACTCTGCTGATACAACCTCTCTTGCTTGTAAAGCTACGTGATCAGAAATATGTGATTGTAGAATTGACATGACAATAGGATTATTTTTTACTAAAAATGACGACATGAAAGCACGGTGTGCATTGATATGTGCTTCATGATTTTGTTGAGGGAAAGCTTTTAGTTGTTGCGACTTTAACGATTGTGCGTTCTCGGTCCCTGGATCAGTTGGGGCTGGTTGAGGAGGAGGTGGTAAAATTGCAGCGATATCTGTTACACCCAGTGACATGTACATACGTCTGTACGCTTCGTACAAGTTGTGTGCTTTAGGATTGCTTTGCGCTAATTGTAGTTGTGATTGAGCTAACGTAATTCTCTGTGATACAGAAAAAATATTAGGATCACTTACAGGCAGAATATCTATTCTACCATCAAAGTCTTGTTGTTTAATTTGTGGTTGATTACCTTCTACTTCGTACGGATACATCGGAGGTAATGACTCTGCGAATATTTTAGCTAATAAATTAAATTCTATTTTTTGTGCGTAGTGCATTCTTTTGTGAATAGCACTCATGACTTTTGTACCACGTTCCATCAACGCCATTGTCGTTCCTACAGGATTATTACCTCCCATATTTTCGCCTGTTGGCTGATCTGCTACGGTTGCAAATTTAGTGGCTGCCGCTACAGCAAAACCTAGTAATTGAAATAACGTTGCACTTGGTTCTTTGTAAGGTAAAGGAATTAAACCTTCTCGTAAATTTCCACCAGGTGCATCTACGTCTCTAAATTCTCCTGGTTGTAAAGGTGTATCATCATCTTTGACTCTAAGACCTCTTGCTTTAAATCCTGCTGGTAAGTTTGCTAACGTACCTGCATCAATAAGCTGACGAAGAGCAGCCGTTGCTGTTCTTGTTAAACCGCCAAGCATGTGAATAAGACCAAAGCCATAAAACCCTAATCCTGGTAAAAATTTAAAGTGAACAAAATATTGTTCTTTTTTCATTAACGGATCATTTTCTTTGTAGTTTCTGTACACCGATAAAACTTTTCCAGACCCTTCATCAATTGTTATGATGTATGGTTGTTTAATTCCATCTTGACTTTCAAATCCTGGCAAATCTAAATCAGCATGAATTTCCAATAACGTAAACTCATCGGTGTTATAACCAACTTTTTTAACGCCTTGTATTTCTCGCTCTTTTCTTGATACGGAATCTTCTTCTGTGTATGGCTCTATATCTATATCTCTATAAAAACCTTGTACTTGTAATTTTCTAATTTCATTTTTACTTCTTTTCAAAACATGTGTAACTCTTTCAGCAGACTGTAGATCTGTTGCCGTGTAAGGAACAAGTAAGTCATCAGCAGGAACAAATTTAGAAACTGCTCTGCCTATTGTAGTATCAAAGTAAACTTTTTTAAAAGAAGAACCTGCTAAAGGTAAATGAAATAACATCTGATCGAGTTCAGGATCATATTCTTCCATAACATGCATTAGCTGATAGTTCATAAACTCTGACACACGTTCAGCCTGTTGTTGTTTTAAAACATCTTCTTTCCCTAGAATCTGAGTTCTTACAGGTCCACCTGCAGGAAGTAATTCTCTATATGCCTGTGCTTGAAACTGTGTAACAGCTTCTGCTAATACAGGATGACTGACATTACTAGCACCCTGAAAAGGCTCTGATCTTTCTTTGTATTGAAATCCAAGTAGCCCTAATCCTTTTTTATATGTTTCTTCCCATTCTTTTCTAGAAGCTTTATCTTCTTCAAAACCTTCCATGACATCATTAGATACAACACCTAAATCAGTGTCATCCATAAATTCTGCAAGGTTAGAATCAAAAGATATTTCTTCTTGAAAGTCTTGCTCTCCGATTACAGCCGATCCATCCTCTAGCATTGTCACATCACTTAAAATATTGTCTGCTACATCGATATCTACTAAACCCATGTTTTCTGCTGATGTTTCAGCAATCTTCTCTTGTTGTCTATAGACAGAATCTTTTTCTATGGCCATTTCTTTCCTTATTTATAAATCTTGTTTAGTTGTAGCATTTCTTTAGTCAGAGGAATAGAAAAAACAGGTTCAGTCTCAAAATTTTTCTCTTTTGATTTTTGAATCTTATATCGACCTCCATCTTCGTCCACTAACTGGTTTGCAATATTTTCTGCTTGTCGGTACGTGTCCCCTTGACCCATAATCTCTGCTGTTTCCTGATTAATAATATTATATACCGTTCCTCCTCTGGCATCACTTACTGCTACATTTGCAATGATTAACTTAGAGTTGTTATCTTCTGCATATTTTCTCATGCTTCTTTCAATGTCAGATGTATAGTGTCCACCTACTTTACCTGCTTCTTCATCCCAAGCTCTTGATAACGGGCCACCGTAAAACTCATGAGTACCTACGCCAGGAAGATTACTGTTTCCTATAGCTTGCGTTGTATTAATATTAGCACGTAAAGCATCTTTGTAGTTATCCAAACGTCTTTGTTTGTCGGCTGTTCTCTCCGCTATATCAGTTGCTGTACTGCCATTCTGATTATACGCTTTTCCTGCTACAATATCTCCCGATGCTACACCAAGATGTGTTGGTGCGGACGGGTCTTTTTCTACGAACAAACGATGAGCTGCCTCATACAAATGTTGTTTAAGAACAGCATCACTCCATGACCCTCTATCTTTTAATGGTACGTCAGGATATAGCGCTTTCATTAACTGATCATTAATCTCATCTGCCATTGAATCTATAATTTCTCCCTGTCTTTTCTTAAAATTTTCATACATCGCAAAATCTTGCGGTCCTAGAGCATACGGTGGTTTTTTTGCCATATCACTGAATTGTTTTTGAAAAGCCATCAACTCTTCGTATTGTGGCATTAATTCTAAT